CAACAGATGTCGTCACTGTGGCTGTATTGATCCACGCCGGGCCAATCGCGATGACGAGAGTGCCACTGTTGTTGATCCCGAAGATGTCGTAGACAGTGTTGGCGGCAGCGTGTGGCACACCTGCGTCAAGACCCATAGAGATTTCATCGGAGCCAATCGTGAGTAACGTACCGCCAACTGGCACTTTGTTGCCGATGAAGGTGTCGTAATAGATCGTCGTAGCGGCCGTCACGTCGGCACGCATAACTGGTGTGCCAGTGGTCAAGGTGAGACGGCCCTGTGGTGCGACAAGTGTCGGAGCAGAGCCGCTCGACGCCGCTGTGATACGTCCCTGTTGATCGACCGTTAGATTGGTATTGGTGTAGGAGGCAGGTGTGACAGCCGTGGCGGGCAGATCGGCCGCGACCATTGAGCGGAAGGTAGGCGCTACTGCACCGCCAGAGGGAGGCCCCGCGAAGATGAGATTAGCTGTCTCTGTCGCCCACGTCACCGCGAGTGTACCCGCAGTCGTGACCGGAGAACCTGAGACCGACAACTCAGTCGGGACGGTTAGCGCGACGCTGGTTACAGTGCCCGATCCGGCCGAGCCATTCGACGCCGCCGTGATCCGTCCCTTGCTGTCTACCGTGATCGAGGATAGCGTGTAAGAGCCGGGTGTAACGGTCGTGTTCGCTAGTGTAGCTGTGATCGCCGTCGCGCCCGAACCAGTCACGTCGCCAGAGAGTGTGACAGTTTGATTGCCCGTCAGATAGCCCTGGTTCGCGGCGGCAGTGACTTGTCCTTTCGCATTGAGCGTGAGTCCTTGGAACGTGCCTACGTTACCGTTGACGTTAGGCAGCGTCGCCGCCACAGACCCGGTGCCAGGTCCAGCGAGTATGTCGCCTGTGAGTTGATTGATACCGGAGCCGCCTGAGACACCTGAGACCCACCCGCTCCCGTCCCACCACACCGGCCCATCGAGCGTCGAGTCGAAGAAGACTTGGCCGACGGTGAGTTGGTCGGCAGGACGCGCACTCGTCGGTCCGAAGTCTGGATTGTTGAACGCCGCTGCAATCCGCTGGAACATCTGCGCGATAGCTGTCAGCACCACGCGCAGTCCCGTCACCCCGTCTCCAGCATTGGACAGAATTTCAGTCGCGGGGAATGTCTGCGGGAGCTTCGGCATCGCTTACGGGAAGTTTGCCACAGCTATACCATCGACGAAGAAGAAGAACTTGCGTGCCACGCGGTCGAACATGAGGTAGCAGTTGTTGTCGAACGCGATGAGGGGGACAGTGCCGCCGAACCACTCCATGTAGAACTGATTGTTAGCGCCGCCCGTCGCTTCGAACTTGTTAGCGAACGCGGTGCCGGTGACGGAGAGGTTGGCGCCCGCGTTCACGTCGCCCGTCGCGTCCACGTCGCCTGAGGCGAAGACGGAGTTTGCGTGAACGTCCGCCGTGGTAGTGATGTTCGCGTCGGAGTTCAGCGCGCCGTTGATCGAGAGCCCATTGTCCGCCGTAAGTAGTCCACCGACTTCCAGCGTGCCGGTGATGACAGAGTTACTGCCGACCGCGAGCGTGCCGGTGACGTTGATGTTGCCTTGGAACGTGGAGGGCGCCAGACCACCGCTCGACGTGAACTGAAGCACGTTGCCGACACTGTCGCGGTAGAATAGCTCGGTGACGCCCGCAATGACTTGGGTATAGACGACGCCGTCCGTCCCGTTGACGGGTCCGGGCGCACCGCCCTGCGGGATCAGTTCGACGTGGAGATGGAGTCCGTCATTCGCATCGCCTGCGAACGAGTGATCGACCGCGACACGCTCCCGAATGTCGAGCTTAAAGTCGCGGATACGTCCCGCTCCGAGATCAATGTCTTCGGAGTCGGCAGGGACAGTCGGCGACCAGGAGTGCGTGAACGCCATTAGAGGATCTTCTTGAGGATGTCGTGTATCGAGGCGGGGTTGTGTGGCATCTTAACACCTGCGGCCACTTTCGTCCCCTTCCGAGGCGACGCACTCGGCCTGTGCGGCATCCCTTTCGGACGTACTCCTTTCGGTGCTTTGTATCCCTTCACGACACGCTCCATTCAGTTCCGTTCCACGTGTATCCACGCTCCGCGTAGTCGTTCGCGAGAGTGTCCGTCGTCTCTCCGTCAATCGACGGCGCGCTAACGATGATGTTGCTCGCCCCAGCATCGCCGTTCGAGTCCTTGATGGTGAATGTCTGACCGGCGAACGTCGAGCCGGGCATGTTGAGAGTGGTGGCGCCGGCGACGTCTCGGCCGAGGATGAACACTCGCACGAGTGTTGTCGGCGCGGCTCCGACCGACTTCGTTCCCCCTGCGAGGATGATCTGGACGGACTGGACGGGGATCGCACCTCCGCCACCGGCGAGTGTGTTCACCCATCGCCCCGGCTTCGTTGGGTCCGCGAACGGACAGAACACATTGACTCCGTCGTCGGCCTGCATAGATGTCGCAACCCACATGAGGAACTTCTGGCCGCCATCAAGCTCACTCGCGAGCCCGGCGAGATATATGATCGCGCCGTCGAGACTGCCCACAACGCCGTCGATCTGCCCCTGCGGCGTGACGGACGGATGGAGATACGTGATGTTCGGGACGCTATCCGCCTCTGACGGGTTGATCTGGCCCGTAGTGAGCGTGTACCACGCGTCCTGCGGCACGAACGTCGGGAGCGGCACTGATGTCATGGCGCAGTCCTCACCCACGGGTCTTGCCAGTACGGGCCTTGGTTCGTCAGCCCACTGTTGTCGATGTCTCGACTTATCTCAATATCCGGGCGAGTATCGTCACGCTCAATCGCTTCATCCAGTTGCTCCTTCGCGAGCCCCTCGAAGTACAGAGCACGGTCTGACCGACCCAGAGTCTTGAAAAAGTATCCCAGCGTGTAGTTGATAATGATATCATCTTTGTCTTCATAGTCCGAGGACTGCGTCAAGTCTGCGACGACGAACGGTGTCGGCGATTTTATGAACCGGAGTTGAGCCGTGAACTGCTGGAAGGGGGCCGGTGCCATCACGATGAAGTTGCCCCATCGCGCATAGATGCCCGGCCATCCAGGTGGTATCCACTCCGGCGCGGGGTAGTGTTGGTCGAACCATCGCCACGGCTTCTCGATGACTTTACGACTCGTCCCAAGCGACGACACCCCACTCGACGTGTCGAGCAGGACGAACGAGTGGATCGTCTTCACGTTCGGCGGCGGAACGAGGAACTTGTCGAGGCCCGGCGTGCCTGTGAAGTTCATCTGCGCGAGCGCAGTCTCGGCCATCTCGGAGAAGTCATAGCTCCGATTAATCCGAGACTGCGCGAGGTTCAGCCCGATCACGATCCGAGGGAGCGTGAACGTCGCGTCTTGCTCCGTCCGGTTGCCGAGCCCCGCTAGTATCTCGTCGCGGAAGTCTCCAAGTGTGAGCGCGCCCACGCTGTCATCCTAACTGCCCTATGGCGAGGAATGTGAACGTGCCGACATCTTGGTCGTTGGAGGCTTCCGCAATCGCGCCCGCCGCGGTGGAGAGTGTGCGCGTGTCAGTGATTGCGCCCGCCGTCCAGCCGCCGCCAGACCCGGAGACGGAGTAGCCCGCGTCCGACACGAAGTGCGAGCCACCCACCGTGGACATGCCTACCGGGTGAGTGGCCGCAGTGCCGCTCGCCACTACAAGTGTGGGCGGGTCGGCGGTGATCGAGCCTGCACCGACAGTGATGGCGGCTCCTGCCGTCCCATACGCTTTGAAGGCTGAGGCCGCTGCGTTCCACGCCATGATGAAGCCAGCGGACGAGATGCCGTTGGGCACGACAGTAAGTTTGCCGCCGGGCAGAAACGCCTTCGTGATCGCCGCGATTGCGACCGCTGTCGAGTTGTAGTTCGTGATGTGACACGAGCCAGAGATCACGCCCATCGACGTGTTGCCGAGCCGTCCTGGTCGCGGTGTGTCGAGCGTGACCGTCGCTGCATAAGTCGCCATGACGACCTCCTCAGTTCGTGCAGCAGAGGACGCACGTGTGCGTGGTTGGGTCCATGCAGATCGCGACCGTTTGGCTGTCTGCGTCGCTGACCGTCGAAAGCACACCCGCAGCTTGACCGTCATGCGTCAGTGCGTCGCCGATGGAGGGCGAGTTCGCGAACGCTTCTTCGAGGACAGAGACGCCGCGAATTTGGATCCAGCCGTAGGCGACTGCGCCACTCGCAACTGTGGCGAGTGCGACGCCTGCGCCGACAAGCGAGCCGCCGTTCGCGCCGTCAACGACGGTGAGCGTCGGGTCGGTCGCATACGTCACGTAGCAGAGGAAGTCGCCAGCGTCGATCGCAGTCGTGCCGGTGAATTTGACGTACTTGTAGACCTTGTTGTCGTCTTCGCGGAGCATCCCGAGCGTGACTTGAGCGGTTGTGTCAACGTCGGTAAGTGCCGCGTGCCAGGATTGAGCCGACATGATGAGTTCTCCTGTCTTACGGGGTGTCGATAGTGCTGAGGACGCCGAGCACTCGCCGCCTGTTCGTCATGAACGAGCACGCGAGTTCGACCTGCGCCGCCCGGTCGTTGACCTGGTTGGGGATAGCTTTCCACTCAGTCATGTCGAAGAAGTAGCCCGGATCGTAGACGAACTCGATGAAACGCGTGTTGAGGAAGTACATGCGTTGGGAGAGTGCTGGCGACCAGACCATTGGGATACGTTTGTAGGACTGGTTGTCGAACC